CGAAGGCTTGGAAGATTGGCTCCGGGTAATCGGCCGGGTTGGGCTTCCACGGCTCGGCGTCGTCGCTCGGGATCTTGCCGAACCCTGGCGACGCCTTCGTCTCCGGCGGCTTTTCCGTGATGCCCCGCCGCTTCGCTTCCTCGTCGCTCAAACTGACGACCTGCGTGCGGCAGCGATGATGCAGCTGCGGCGAATGCGTCGCGAGCCACGGGTCGTCGATCGCGACGACCGTCTGGTCGATGGCCTCGCAGATATCGGATTGGTCGGCATCGTTGATGCCGTCGAGCATGACGTAGGGCCGAAGTGCCTTGACGTCCGGGTCCGTCATCTGTCGCCATCGACCGGCGTTCAGCGACTGCGATGTCGCGTTCCGGAAGATGGTTTGGATGCGGTAGCCGTCGGGCTTGCCCCACGCGGCGGTGAGCGAATCCTCGACGGCCTTCTGAAAGTCTTCGTACGGCGTGCCGTCTTCGATCGACTTGAGAAGCTCGTCGTACGTCTGAAGAACGACGTCGAGCTGCGCGACACCCGCGACGGTCCACGCTCGAGCGCCCGCGTAACTGCCGAGCTTCGACGCGAGCTCCTCCGTCATGGGGAAGCGGTTACGGAACCAGTCCGTAGCCTCGTCGAACTCTTCGACCTCGGCCGTTGCCGACCAGGACACGGGCTTACTCCTTGAGGCCGATGAGCGGTGTCGCCGACGTGCCCGTGGACTTGATGATGTGGGGACGCACCGGCAGGTATTGGCCCGCCTCGAGCCAGTACGTCGCCTCGTTCGCGAACCGGTCTACAACCACGACCGTGCCGGCGGTGGCACCGCAGACGACGGTCTTCGGATAGAACGGGAGCGGGTTCGTGTCGTGCGGCGTGAGGACCAGGTGCTCTTCCGCGATGGTGGTACGCCCCGTCGGATGGCCGGCGTACCGGTTATCTTGCGGCATCGGTTAGCCCTTCTCGTCGAGTTCGGGGATGTCCTCGCGCACCGCGAGGTGGCCGCCCATCTGCGACATCGTGATGGCGGCTTCGGTCAGCGAGGCGAGGCGCGCCGGAGAGGCGAGCCCTTTGTACTTCTCGACGATCGCCTTCTTGGCTTCCGCGTAGCTGCCGGCGTTCTGCACCGCCGACACCATCGCGGCGACCGTTGCGGCGAGCTCCTTCGCTGCGTGCTTCGATACGTCCGCTGCGACGTCGTCGGCGTAGTCGAGGCCGTTCTCTTTGCCGGAGGCCTTCGCGGCGCGGTGCCGGCGATTGGTCGGTACCGGCGGAGGAGCGACGGGGTCTGCCAGCGGCTCCGTGCTCGCGTCGTCGGGCGGCGGCACGTTGCCGTCGTCCGGGTTCGGCGGGGGCGGCTTGTTCGCAGCAGCCTTGGCAGCAGCCTTGTCCGCCGCCGCTTGCGCTGCCGCCTGATCCTGCTGCATGAGCTGCGCCGTCGGAATCGGCCTCACGTTGCCGTTGGGCTTCGGAGGCAACCCCTTGCGGGCGCGCACTTCGTTGACATCGAGGACGCCGTAGTCGAGGTCGTATTGGAAGATCGGCGCTCCGGCCGTGATCTCCCCTGCGGGCCCCTTCTTCAGGTCGATCTCGAACTCTTCGGCGAACGCCACCAGGTCAATCGGTAGCGCGTTGTTGATCATGCGATCGAGCGCGAGCGACGCCGTGTTGAGCGTCTCGGCCCGCTGCTTGAGGTCCTTCTTGCGCTCGACCGGGTAGACGGGCCAAGGCGCCAGCGCAGCGTCGCCGAAGTTGAACTCCGCCCACCAAGTGAGCGACTGATCGTGGATCGTCGTCGTGAGCGACTGCGCATCGAAGCGCCGCTTGGAAGCGTCGCCCGTCTCGGCCTGCGACTCCGTTGCGGCGAAGCTGCCGCCCTTCACCTCGGTGGAGAGGTTGCCGCCACGCACCAGGATCGCGATGGCGGTGTTGGCCAACTCGATCTGCGCGAGGTAGATCTCCTTCGTGTTGGCGACGAGCTCGACGTTCTTGAGATCGTAGCCGGGCGGGAGAATCGCGACACCTTCGCGTCCGAGGTTGTAGATGTCTTCGGCGAGCTTCTGGCGCTGCTGCGCGGAAGACTTGGTGTCTTCGGTGCTGGTGCCGATGAGGATGTGCGCCTTCTCGCCGAAGCGCGACCAGTCCTGCTGCGCGAGCGCCTTCAGAAGAGCCAGGCGCGCGAGGCTGCGCCATAGCCCGCGCGACCACGGCCGAGAGCTTCCATACGGGGTATGAAGAATCCACGTACCGTTGCCCGGAACGAGCTCCTCTTCCCCAACGGTGAAGCCGGTATCGGACGCGACCTTGATCATCCACCGGCGCGTCTGCCAGTCATAACGAAGGTGCTGCGGATGCCAGAATTGCGGCATCGGTAGCACGCGACCGCTATGGTCTGGGTGCGGCGGAGTCCAGTTATGCGCGAGCGGCGTTACGCCGAGGAGGATGCCCCATGTGAGCATCGTCGCGAGTTCGTCTTCCGGGTAGGCGGCCCACCAATCCTCGCCGGCCTCGAGAGCTTTGACGACGCGCTTGCTGCGTCGCTTGTCGCCCGACTGTTCGAACGTTGGGTCAAGCCCGAGGAGCGACTCGACTCGAGCCGACAGCGTCGCAGCAATGCGGTCGTCGCCGAGGAGCCACTCGCACAGATCGGCGACCTGACGAAGGTAGCCGGTGTCGGCCGACATCTCGGCGGCCTCGATGCGTGACGTCGTCCACCTGGCGAATGTTCGGACGCTCGGCTGGACTCCAGCCTTCATGTCCTTCGGGGTCTTCGGCTTCTTGGGTGCGGACTTCGGTTGCGCCACTTGTCCTCACCGTTCCGATCGCGCGCCTCCCACGGTCAGATCGAACGAGCGATTCAGCTCGTCGAACGCGGATGCACCGGCGTCGACCTGGTCGTCGTTCGCATCGTTGACGCCAGTGAAGGCCGTCACTTCCTCGACGAACCCGTCCACCCACTCGGGCCGTTCCGGTCCGCCAGGGACGAGCACACGCTTCTGATTCCACGCTTCGGCGAACGGGGTCGCGCGCACGTACTTGTCGCCCACCGCCGGCTTGATCTTGAGCGCGGGCACCTTTGCCTTGATGAACGAACCGGCGCCCTTCTCGGTGCCGGACGCGTACCAGCGCATTGGCCCTGGCTCTTCCGCGTGCGTCGCCTTCAGCGTCAGCGTGAACGATGGCGCGTCGACCTGTTTCCGGACGACGCCGACGACGTAGTAGGACGCCTCATCGGGGTCTTCACTGCCGGGCGCGTCAACACGGAGCATCCGGACCACAACGCTCCAGTCGTGCTTCTTGAGCTTCTCCTCGGTGTACGCGAGGTCGACGCCGTACGCGACCAGGTAGCCCTTGCGAGGCCGCTCCGTCTCCCAGTCGAACTTCGCTGGTTCCTTGAAAAGGTTGCCGCCCTTGGGTCGCGGATCGCCCTGGTAGAGCGCCGCGAACATGTAGGGGTTCGCGCGCCGCTTCTCGTCGAGCGCCTCGAAGGGCCAGTGCTTCGGCAGAAGCGGGACGGTCTCTTGCGGACCGCTCAGCGCCGGCAGGTTCTTGCCACGCCAGCGCGTCGTCTTCTTCGCTCGAGCGATCGGGTCGTCGAGGTTCCACCGCGTGTGGACGAGGAACACGACCCCGTCCGGCGTGAGCCGCGGGATGACGTCCTCTTCGATGAAGTCCCAGACGGCGTCGCGCTCGATCTGGCTGTTGGCCTCTTCGCGCGTCAGCAGGTCGTCGAGAATGATGAGCCGCAGGCCGCGGCCTGTGATCTCCCCGCCCTTGCCGCGGGCGATGAGACCGCCCTCTTGACCGAGCAGCTCCCACTCATCTTGCCGGTTCGCTTCGAGCGAGAACCGGCATCCGGCCTTCGCCGCAAGCTTCCGAATCGCGCGCGATTGCTTTCGCGCGAACGTGCTCGTGTGCGTGATGTATCCGACACCTTCGTCGGGCCACCGCTGCAGGTGTTTGACGATCGCGTGCCTGAGCGTGAACGTCTTCCAGTGTCTCGGCGGAACCGAGAACCAGAAGAAGCTTTGCTTGCCCGGATGCGGCGCGATGGCGGCATCGAGCTCGGCGAGCAGCGGCGCGAGGTGCGTCGGCTCTTCGAGGGTCGGCGACAGCCGCCGCATGAGGCCAACGACCGAGTCGTCGAACGGGAGACGAAGGACGCCGTCAGTTGATTGGGGTTCGCTCGGCTGTGGCTCCGGTGCCAGTTCCGGCACCTCTTGCCCCAGCCCCAGTTCCTCCTGCAGGCGCTGGAGGCGGCGAATTCGGGCGAGCCTTTCGAGAACTCCCATTCAGGATTGCTTCTTCGGCCAACCCCTCGCGCGCGATCTTCAGCGCGCCGATCACGCTGTGCAGGTGCTCAGGCTTGCCGGACCGGCGCGCCTTCTTCACCAGCTCGGTGGCGGTGAGGGTCGCCTCCCGAACGAGCGCGATGAGCTCGTCCTGGACGCGGTCGTTTATGGCCTTGGATTTTTCAGCGACAAGAGCCGTCAGCTCGGGGTCTTCGAGCATGCGTGCCCGGTACCGTTCGAGCGTGCGCACCGACATCCGGTAGCGCTTGGCCACGTCGGCGTCGTCGCGCCGGTACATGGCGTCGACCAGGATCGTCGCCACCTGATCGGCGGGGAGCTGGTTCATCGGGACTGCCTCAGAATCGGAGTCGAATCACGACTTTGCGCGAGCCGCACTTGCAGGGCTCACCGGTCTCGGCGACGTAGTCTTTGCCGTCGGCGTGCTCGGCTACCAGGGGGCGGTAGGTGCCGCCGTGCTCGGGCCTGCTCAGCGCTGGGTCACGCGGCAGGTGGCAGTTCGAGCAGCTGGCAGTGACCGGCACCACGCAGCATAGCTCGGTCCGCAGAGGAGGACACCGATCGCCCTGTCTTCTTCGAGAAACCGTACGGCTTCCGCGGGGTCGTCGCGCTCGATGCTGGCGGCAATCGTCAGCGCGTCATCGTTGTTCCAAAAGCCGACCGGGGGAGGTCGTGGTCGTGTCGGCGGGGCGTACCCCATCCTAGGGGAGCGCCTTCACAGCACGCACCGTCGAACGCCGCGCCTGGTCTCCTGCGCGTGCACGGCGAGGATCTCCTTCGACGTGGACCGCTTCTCTGCGCTTCGGGTCCGAAGGCCGAGCCTGACGAACGGCACTTCGATGACGAGGCCGGGCCGCTTCACTTCGACGATCGGCATCGGTCGAGACGGGAGCGTGATGACCTGCGCGATGCGGGCGAAGGGCCGGTACATCATGCCGCTTTCGCCGCCTTCGGCTTCGTGCGTTTCGCGTCCGACCGGCACCCGTATCCGGCTTGCCCGGACAGCAGTCGCTTGGTCGCAACGCTGAAGCTGCGGTCGCGTCCGATGACCTGGCACTCGGCGGTCTTGCCGTCCGACGACACCCCCGTGACCTTGATGTCGGGGACGATGCCGTCGAGTGGCGCCCATACCTGGCCGGCGCGGACCTTGGTAACTTCGGTCATTCGCCTCGCTCGAGGGGGCCAGCGCCGCGTGCCCGTGCTCCGCGTGGGCCCCTATAAGACATGGGGCGGACCTTGGTCACTTTTGGTCGGGTTTGGTCGAAAGGTCCACCCACTCCTGCATACGGCGCCGGAATGCCTTGAGATCCCTCACCTCGGCCAGGAGAGCGTTGACCTTCTTGCGCATCACCTCGTTATCCCGCCGGATTTGCGCCACCTCCTCGCTGGTCGCGACGTCGACCTCGAAGAGCTCGGGGGCGTATTTCTTGAGCGCGGATTTTCGGACGAAGATTTTTCCCGTGGGGCTCTCGGACATCCGGACGATGACGCCCCAGCGATCCCCCTTGTCGCCACCCTCGGCGCGCGCCTCGCGACGCACCCGCTCGTCCAGGAGCTTCAGCCGATACTTGAGCCGGCGGGGGTTCACGCCCGCTTCTGCGGCAAGGTCGGAGACGGAGAGCAGCTCCTCGAGGCGAAGCGATCGGGGCTGGCTCAAGCGCCACCTCCGGCGTCCGTCTCGCGGTGGAGCTCGGCCATGAAGTCCCGCACCTCGTCTGCGCTCGCCCCCCGGCGGGCTTTCGCGTAGGCCGTTTGGGCACGCTTCAGCATGAGGATCGTCTTCGTGCCGATGCGGCCGAGCTGCATGCGGGCCGCCTCGATGGCGGCCTTCTTGGGCTTCTCCCCTCCCCGCTCGGCGGGGTCGCCCCCGGCCGCCAGGCAGATGCGGCGGAGCGCCGCGCGGGGATCGCGGCACTCGGGCGTGATGCCCCCGACGCTGCGCCCCTCGACGAGCTCGCGCGCGATCGCCAGCACGGCCACGGCGGGGGTCGCCGCTTCGGCGCCCTCGTCGGAATCGTCATCCGACCGGCGGAGCTTGGCCCGCAGATCCGGGCGCCCCTGCTTCTTCCACTCCTCGCCCCCCGCGAGGGCTCCGAACCCTTCAAGGCGGCCCGTTGTCTCGGGCTCGTACTGCGCCCGCAAGACGTCCGCGTACCCGTCTTGGCGGATGCGCGTGAGGGCGGCACCTACCTCCTCGGCGCGCTCGACGGCCCCGCGGAGCTGGGGCGGGATATCGCACGCGCTGCCCTGGCTGAGACCGAGCCCGTCGCGCATCCGGTCGAGCTGCGCGCCGAGGCTCGAGTGAAGGCCGGCGGCGCCGACGTGGGAACCCGCGAAGAACCCGCGGAGCTCTTCCTCGTGGTCCGTGCACCATCCGTTGCTGCGCCAGTAGCGGCGCTTCGGCTGCGGCGCGCGCGCCGACGATTGTTCGATCTCGCGTCTGTTCTGTGCCGCTCGACTGCCCATTCGTGATCCTTCCCAACGGGGCCAGCCCGTTGTGCTTCGGTTCACCGTGCTGCTTTGCCTTCTGCCGCTCGCTGTATCGCCCTCGCTGCGTGCTCGCCCATGAGCGAGACCAGCGCGTCTCGTTCTTCGCCGATCCGCAGAGAGGTCCCACTCGCCTCAAGCACGAACTCCACTCGCCCTAGCCTGTACCGCACAACGATCGGCCCGCAGCCCGGCCGCGACGGCAGTATCTCCACTTTGCCTTCCGGCCCAACGTGCCGGCGGAACGCCTTCTCGAGGTCTTCGAGAACGCCGGCCTCCGAGTTACGGTGACGCTGCCGATCCTCCGCGGCCAGCAAGATGAACATGACGTCTGCCAGATCGCGCATCTCGAAGCGGCTGCACTTCACGGCGTGGCGCCCGGCTCGGTGGCCACATTCCTCGCAGGGGGTCTCTTCAGCCACGATGGCCCGACCTTTCCCGGAACTCGCGGTCGATCCGGATGAGATCCTCCGCGTACTTCTCGCTGCTGACAGCGCGCTGCCGCGCATCGAGCCGCGCGATCTCCTTCTGCTGTGCGTCCGCAAGCGCGCACAGAAAGTCGATTGCAAAGCGATGCTGCTCGAGCGGCGAGATGGCATGCGGTCCGAGCGTCTTCGCCATGGCATCGCGGAGCCGCTCCTTCGTCGTCTGCTCAGCCATCACGCTCCCTCCAATATGGCTTCGAGGAATCCCGCACCCGCAATCTCGTACCCCTGTGCCGCCTCGTTCTGCGCGTTCGCTGCCGCCTGCCAAGCCGCGTGCGCCTCCGCAATGCGCCGAGCCAGCTCCGGGTGATCCCACTTCAACTGGTGCCCGTTGGGATCCTTCGACGTGCGATCGCGGTCCGCTGCGGCGCACATGCCACGCCCCGGCGGCTGCATGTTCGGATTGCAGCGCCACGACACGCACCAGCCTTCGGCGTTCGGCTCGGAGAACGTCACGCCTCCGACGGCGCGGAGCTCGGCGTTCAGTTCGCCCAGCACCTGGTAGCGCTTCGTGAGCTCGGCGCGCTTCTCGCGTACGTCGAGCGCCTGCGCGATGAGGGAATCCGGCACCGTCGTGTTCATCGTTTGGTCTCTCCTTCCACCTGGTCCGTGATGTCGATTGCTTCATCCTTGGCCGGCGGCGGCTCCGGCCCCAGCGCGTCGGCCGCGCCTTCCACTTGCTTCGCAAACGCAAACGCCACGCGCGGCGCCATCGTGAAGAAGAGCCCGGCGACGTCGACGCGCACGGCGCGCGCCGAGAAGTCGGCCGACACGATGATGTCGTACCCGTCAGGCGGCATCAGAACTTCCTCCCAGGCGCGTGCGGGTCATCGAAGCGCTTGCCTTGAAAATGCAGCGCTTCGTCCACCTCGTGCGCGCACACAAGCTCGACCATCGCCTGACGGATCGCGCGCACGAGCTTCTCGGCGTTGAGCGCGATCGCCATCGGGATGCCGACGCTGAAGATGAGCGGGCACTGTTCACCGCTCTCGCGGTGCTTCACCTCGACGCGGAACTCGACGATGGCGGACCGTCCGAACTCGTGACACAAGCCGCATCGAACGGTCATTCGGATGGGCGTCCAGAAGTTCTTGAACGCGACACCTTCGAGAATGCGGTCGACGCCCAGCGCTTCCGCTTCTATCCACAGCTTTTCCCTGATGAGGACGTGATCCACCCACCGCACGTCGTCGACGCAGAACCAAAGACGATCGCTCTGCGTCGGCGGCGTTCGCGATGTCTCCAATCCCGCGAACGACATGTCGAGGCGCACGTCAGGCAACATTGTCGTCGTCTCCAATCGATCGCCGCTCATCTAGGACTTCTTGAAGTCTTCGTTTTCGCCGACGCTCCGACCAACGGTACGCCGTGATGACGGCCAACACGAACGCGACGTCTATCGCTGCAACGATCATCCACATGGCGCCGCTCCCATCTCGACCCTAGCGAACGGGTCACGCTTGCGCGCGACGACGCGCGCGGCCCACCACGAGAGCCTACGGCCCGTGCGGCGCACGCGCACCGTGCGCCCGTCGAGCGGGAAAGCCGGCAGCTCAACGATGCCGTCGGCAACCAGCCTCCCCTTCCCGACCACGGGTCCAAGGTCGACGAAGAGGGTGTCGCCTCGGTGGTTCAACCCGACCGCCGAAGCGGCGTGGGGACCGCCACGCCACTCGAACGCGACGACGCGTTGGCGGTGGATCATGCCGCTCACGGGCTCGAGCTCCAGGTGGATGATGAGTTCGCTATGCGGGACGCCGTGCACGGTGTGCCCTTCGGCGCGCAGCCTCGCGAGTTCCACGGGCGACGCCGTGCGGATGGGGGTTGGAAAGCGCACGGTCACGCCACCCTCGACAACGCTCGCGCAGCCCGAACGACCTCCGCGTCGAGCTTCGTCACCACCGCGCCGAGCGCGTCGAACGCGTGGTCCCGAAGCCCGTCGCGCCCCTTGTAGATGTCTTCGATGTGGTTGCCGTAGCGCGCCAGCAGGGCGCTCTCGACATCGTCCTTCGACGCTTGCTTGTCTCCGCAGAGCACGGTCTTGATCCGCATCGGCGACGCCTGCTCCACCGGTATGCGGCGCAGCTCGGCGAACATCGCGAGCACGCCCCACGTCATCGCCATCTTGG